GATTTCCCAAGCTCGTCAAAACAACAAATAGAGTTAATTTTAAAAATTGAAAAAATGCCAGAAGGCTTTAGTCCAAATATCTACACTTCTGATGGAAGGTCAAAACTTAATCTTGGAGTTAATTTATTAACAGGAAAAAATCAAGGGGTGAGCTATGCCAGTTAATTCAAATTGGTATGCGCCAAAACTTAATGGAGTGCCATTCATATGTTTAGAAGCATCTATACCAGAACTTGGAAGAAAAACAGCTATTTTTGATTATCCGAATACTGATTCAAGATATGTTGAGGATATGGGTAAAGTTAAAGGTGTTTATGAGATAACCGCACAAATTCAAGCAAATAATCTTACTCCATCAAGCTATAAAAGAAATAAAAAGAAATTTGAAAAGGCTTTAGCAAAAGAAGGATTGGGAGTATTAATTCACCCCACCCTCGGTAGAAAAAAAATTGTTGTAGTTAATCCTAAGCAAACAGGAGAGGCGATGCAAGGGCAAATAGGTCTTGTTAATTATAAATTCCTTGCCGTAGAATCTGATGAAAATAAATATCCTAAAAAGCTTGATGACAAGAAAGGATTGCTAAACAAATTAGATGAATTTCTTAAGCAAAAATTAGGCGCAGGACTAGAGGACATGATTAATGGCATAGATAATGCTTTGGAAAGTTATAATGCAGTTAGAGATGGTATTACCGCTGTTTCTGATTTTATGCAACAAGGAATGGAAACTATCAACGGCATTAATGACGAAATCGCAGGATTAACGGCTGATATTAGCAACATAAAAAATACAATTAATGATGTAGTAAACTTTCCATCAAAATTTGCCACAGCATTTGTAGCTAATCTAAATCGATTAATCCAAGTTACCTCTAGTTTTCCAGATGCCTTTTCTTTACAAAAAAGTGTATTTAATAAAACTCCCGAAGCCAAATCTAGTTTTTTAGCTGAAACCAAAATTGCAAATGTAATATCAAATACAACAAAAATTGCATTAATGTCAAATTCATTTCAAATAGCTACTGCAATTAATTTTAACAACCAAGATGATATTAATAACATCATCAAAGAATTGGAGCAAATGTATAAAAGCTTAGATCCTAATTTAATTGATGATGAAATTTTTACAATTATTGAGACTATTCGAGCTGAAAGTTTAATTAGTTTAAAAAATATTAAATTAAAATTACCTTATGTTAATATTATTAATACTAATTCATTGCCCGCAATTGCTTTAGCTTATAATTATTATAATAATGCTTCTGGAATTCAATATGAAAATATTATTAGTTTAAATAAAATCCAAGATCCTTCGAGTATTGGTGGAAATATTAAGGTATTTGTATCATGAACAAAGTATCGGCGGTTATAAACGGACAAGAATATTCTAACTTTTTATCTTATGAGTTTTCTAGGGATATTGAGGGCTTATTAAAACCCTTTTCTTTAACCTTAAATATTCCAGAAGATAGAAGAGTAATAAAAACGGGAAATAATAGAGTTGTTATTAAAATTGATGGAGAAAGTTTTTTAACTGGTTTTATAGAAGATGTTTTAGAAACAGACCAACAAGATAAATCAATAGTTACTATAATTGGAAGAGACTCTTTATGCGATTTAGTGGATAGTAAATTAGGTGCTAAAATATATAAAACTCCAGTTTCTTTTGTCGAACTAACAAAAAACGTATTAAAAGCTTTAAATTATAATGTAGTTGATAAAAAAACTAGGTTCAGTAGAGAGGAGGATATTTCCGTTATTAATAACTATGGAGATATTGCTATTTTAGAAGCTAATGACGATGTTGCCCATAGAGATAATGATTCGGCATTTGAAGTAATAAAAAGATGTGCTGACAAAAGAAGGCTAATATTAAATTCTGATGGAGATGGAAATTTAGTTATTAATAAAATAGGAAATACTGTTTGTGATACAGTTTTATTAAGATATAGAAATAATAATGAATCCAATGTTTTAACCTCTAAAGTCCATAGAGACGATACGAGTAGATTCCATAAATACATTGTTAAATCTATTGTCACTGGGTCTAAACAAGACTCTAATGCAACTATTGATCCAATACAATCAGAAATAGTTACTAAAGGTAAAAAAGGAGGTTCAAGTTCAATAATAAATGGGACTGGAATTTATTATGATGATGAAATAAGGGACACAAGAGTTTTAGCAATATTTAAACAAGTATCTAATTTAAAGCAAGCCACTGAATTAGCGAAATGGGAAGCTAATATACGAAAAACTCAATCTTTTTCTTACGATTGTTTAGTTATAGGATTTCGACAAAATTTTGATGATGACCTTCAAAAAAATCCATTATGGCAAGTAAATACTTTAGTTGATGTTGAAGATGAGATAAAAGATGTTTTTGGAAGATTTTTAATAAAATCAATTAGATATACTAAGGATAATAAGGGTACTAGAAGTAATTTAACTTTAGTTGAAGAGAAATCTTATACCGAATCTTTATTTGAGCCAATTGTTAGAAATCCAAGAGGCAAAAGAGATGCAGATAAAGTAATAATTGGCGATCCATCTGTAATTTAAACAATTATAATCATGCAAGAATCTTTTACAAACATAGGAAAAATAATTAGCTTAGAATTAAATAACGGCGTTATTTATGCAAAAGTAGTATTATTGAGAAATGAAATGGAAATTGATGATGTAAGAATATTAAGCTCATTTGGCATTAGTGGTTATCCAACTATTGGATCTCAATGTATAGTTATAAATACTGATTGCGATACATCAAGAAGTTATGGTTTAATTATCGATTTAGAGCATATAACTTCTGATGCAAACGGCATTGTAATTTATGGAAAAAATGATAATAAGGTTTATTTTATGGACAATGGAAATATTGACATTGTTAGTAATAAAAATAAAATCACATTAAAAGGCAATAGTGTTGAAATTACTGGAGATGTTAAGATTACTGGAAATTTAGAAGTTTCTGGAAACTCAACATTAACAGGAACTGGGACAACTATTGCAGGTAAAAATTTCTTATCTCATACACATTCTGGAGTTACTCCAGGTGGTGGAGTAAGTGGAGGAGTAGTATAATGACTTTAGGTTTTAAAGAAGTTTCAGACAAGCCTTATGGGTTTGATTTAGACTTTGCAGGAAATGGAGATCCTTTAAAGAATGCTATTTATATGTCTCTTTTTTGTAATAAAAAAGAAATATCTCCTGAATTTTTAAATAAAAACATAGCCGAGAATGGCTGGTTTGGAAATTTAATAGTTCATAATGGAACTGATTTTGACCAAGGAAGTTTTCTATGGACTTTAAAACAAGTTCCATTGGATGATGAAACCATAAATTTAGCTCTCGCATACACAGAAGAGAGCTTGCAATGGTTAATTGATGATGAGGTTATAGAGGATTTTAATGTTAGTTTTGTTGATAAAAATAATGTTTTATTGCCAGAAGAAAGTACATATAATTATATAAAAAAAATTGGCTACATTATATTAGAAATAGCAATAAAACCTTTTCATAAAAATGAAATTAAATATAGTTTAAATATTAAAAATGGCTGAATTTAACACTCCAGATTCAAGGTTAGATATTTACAATAAAATGCAAGCTGATGTTTCAATTGAGACAGATGGTGAAGCATTAAAGGTAGATTCTGTCAAAACTATGCTTGGCGCTATTTCTGCTCGTTTATATGATTTGTATAGAAAAAGATTAAACATTAATAAGCAATCATTCCTACCTACTTGCGATGATGAATATTTATCTGTTCATGGCGAACCTTATCAAATAACTTTAAATCCAGCAACGCCATCTGAGGGTTATGTTGTATTTGGCGGTTCAAATGGGGCAACAATTAGTGCTAGTTCATCAATACAATCAGCAACTGGCTTGATATTTACAACTCAAACTGATGGAACTATTGCATTGCAACAAGTAACTCCAGCATCTATTTCAAGAAGTGGAACTTTGGTTACTGTTTCATTCAGCACGCCACATAATTTAGCAAGTGGCTTTACAATTGATTCAATTACTGGCTGCACTCCTGATGATTTTAATATTACCAATCAAGTAATCACAGTTAATGCGGCAACCTCAATCCAATTTAATAAAGCTGGAACTCAAGGCAATGCAAGTGGAACAATCATTGTTCAATGGAAAAGTGCTTTAATCAAAGTTCAATCTTCAACAGCTGGAATTGCAACTAATTTAAATCATGGAACTCTATTAAAATTAAGTGAAGCAATAGTTGATGTTAATACAAATTGTTATGTTGATTATTCAGGATTAACTAATGGAACTGATGTTGAAGATGCGGTATCTTATAGACAAAGAATAAAAGATAGAATGGCTAATCCAGTTGCCTACTTTAATAATGCTTTTATTGAGAGCGAGTGTAAGAAAATTAGTGGAATCACTAGAGTTCAAATATTTAATCCAACTACCACTACTGCACAAATAGCAATATCGTCAATTACAAGATATGATAATGTTGCCATTGCTACATCCAATAACCATGGTTTATTAGACAATACGACTATTATAGTTTCTGGAGCAAATCCAGTTGCTTATAATCTTCAAACCAAAATTATTGTTTTAGATACTAATAGATTTGCTTATAAAGTTGCAGGAACGCCCGCTAATCCGACTGGAACAATTATAGCTTCTTTTTCCTATGTCCAGCCTGGGCAAGTTAGAATTGGCATATTAAGAGACGATGATGCTAGCATTATTCCTTCATCAACTGAGATAGAAAAGGTAAAAAACAAATTATTAGAAAAATTACCAAGCAATATGGACTCAACTGATTTGCTAGTTTTTTCTCCAATTGCAGTGCCACAAAATTTTACATTTAGTTATTTATATCCAAATACGACCGCAATGAAAACGGCAATATCAAGCTCATTAGATAATTACTTTAGAAGTAAAAACAAAATTGGTGTTAATGATAAATTAGCTTCTCTTAAAGCAGTTATAGAAAATACTTTCGATCCAACTGGAAAAAAACCTGATTTTACTTTATCATCTCCAACTCAAGATAATTCAATTGGTTTAAATCAAATATCAACATTAGGAACAATTACTTATCCATGAAAGACGAATTTAATATAAAAACAGTTCAGGAACACACTATTATAGCTGCATCGTTTTTGCCCAATGATAATTTGCATTTTGCTAAAAACTATGCAAATAGCGATTTGTATAAATTTTTAAAAGGCATGGCTAAAAACTTTAAAGATTTAGATGATTTATTTTCCAAAGATTGGAATAACATGAGTATTTTAACTTGTGATAATGAAGAATTTCTTTCTCTTTGGGAATCGAGTGTTGGTATTCCTGATAATATCTTTAAGCAAACTAATAGTTTATCTTTCGAGCAAAGAAGAAACCAAGTTTTGACTAAACTAACAAGCTTGGGTGTATTAACCCTAGAAGACATGAAAGCATTGGCTAATTTACTTGGCTTAACTGTTACTATAAAAACTGGAGAAGAAATTGCTTATCCCCCATATGATGTTCCTTTTATTCCTATTGGGGAAGGTGCAAAATTTATTTTAGTTATATCATCTAAGGATTTTAATGATACGGGTTATCCTCCTTATGATGTTCCTTTTACTCCAACTGGCTCTGAATCATTATTAATTGATTTATTTCAGAGTATTAAACCAGCTAACACTTTATTAATTGTTACTTAAATTTTATGGCAAATAAAACAAGCAGTTTTTTAGATAATAGTCCACCAAAAGTTGACCAAATTTGGTTAAACATGGTTACTGGTGAGGTTGCTAATGCTATTCCAATGGCTGGAGATTCAGTTGATGCAACTGGCTTAGTTAATGATCAACTTTTAAAATCTATAAAAAGCTATGTATCGCAAGCGGGTATTTTATGCACTGATACTAGCTCTGGAGCAAATGTTTATATTGTTAATGCTTCTACCCCGTTTACTAATCCAGTATTAAAAATTGGAGCAAGAGTTAGGTTTAAAACTGCTAATGCAAATACTGGCTCTTCAACAATTACCGCCTTTGGTGGCTCTGCGATTACTTGTAAAAAAAGTGACGGTTCAACAAATTTAGCTTCTGGTGATATTTTAGCTAATAGTGAAGTGGAATTTGTTTATAATGGCACAAATTGGGTTAGAACTTTATATGGAGCAATAGCCACCACCACCAACCAAGGCGTTGCT